CCAACCGTCAAAGTCCTGGGCAACTGTGTTGAAGTCATAGCTTACTGACACATCGCCTACACTCTTACTTGTCTGCAGCCCTTTTGCCAATCCCTTATTTACGATTGTCTGCGCCGGCATATCTGTATTAGCCATTGTCTGCAAATAAAGCGTAATGAAATGCGCGATATAGAGCCCCATAGCCATTTCCCACATATCGCAATACCGCGCATGTTTTACAGAGGCATGAGCCATTTTAACCCAGGCCGCTAATACAAACTGCGGCACATCGCCAAATTGGGGATACATTTGCAGGAAGCTTTCCACTGTATACGGCGGATTTTCGCCTGTACGGATATTGCTGGCTTTAGCGATTACCTGCAGAACGCTATCCATTGGATTTTGCAGAGGTTTTACTTGCCTTTGCCACTTCCAATACTCCGGCTTTGACCGCCCAATCATACATCGGGTCTTTTTTTACCCAGTCTGGCAGCGAGGTAAAATCATAAGGCTTTGCTGTCGCGATTTCGCCTGTATCGCCATTTCTAAAGCCAATTGCTTGTTTTGTGATTACTTGTATCATACAATGACCTCCTTATATGCCGTCGCGGTAAATGAACGGCTGAGTATAGTGGATTTTTACCTGTCCGACGTTAGCCATATAGAGACTTTCATAGCTTGCAGTAGTGATATTAGGCTGGGTCATGACACGGGTCAGCGGAGCCGGAACATCCATACCGACAAACCGTTTAGCGTTTACATAGGCCACCATACGGTTAGAGCCGCCAACTCCTGTACCTTCGCAGAACCGGCAGTCGCAAATATACAGCTTAACGCCCTTGGCTTTAGCAATATTGTTTTCCATGAGGTAGTTCATTAGACTAGTGCCGCCGATCGTTCCGGCAACAGATAAAATCTTGCGGTTAATGTACGCAAAGTTAGCAGGGTCGATCAAGATGTGGTTAGGGATTGCGGCGCTATCATATTCCGCAGCAGCCCAACCCGCGACGATTGCTTCATCCACGTCATTTAGAATTTCCTCTGCGGTTTTTGTCGCCCAGGTCGTGCCACCGCTAGAACCAGTAGCAACGGCTACTGCTGGAATATCGAACTGATTTAGAAGCCCTAGTGTTCCATAAGCTTTTTGTCCAATATAGGTGTTAATATCCATATACTTGTCGAAGTCCAGGCGAATACCATCGTCGTAGATTTGCTCAATGCTACGCCCGGTAATCGCGCCTCTTTGCTGGTCTTGGATTTTAATACCCATAGTGACTTCATAAGGCAGCACTTTGTAGAGGTCTTTACTAATATCAGCCTGGATTCTGCGAATTGAGTTCTGCACACCGCCAACCGCGTCATCCTGTCCACCAGTAACGGCATAGCTCACATTAAAGGCCGAAGTAGCTTCTACCCAACCGCCGCCACTTTCAATCTCAATATCTCGGGGATAGGTTGTACTTGTAAGCGGCTCTCGCAACGTCGGGTCAAGCTTCTCTAACTCGCCCTGTATGAACGCCAATCCGCTTGCTACGGCTTCGGCATCCATAATAAAATTAGCGCCCATTGTCAGGGAGCGCCCCGGCGCGGCAGGCACCATGTAGTGATAGGGTTTACGCATCTAATACTCCTCCTTATACGCCCTGGCGGGTCAGTATCGTAATTTCGGCTACGTTGTTAGTGTCTTTTTCGCTGCTCCATTTGGCGTTTGTAAGCTTTACAACGTTGCCTGTTTCATCGGCAGCGCCTAAGTCGCCAACCTTTGCACCTGTTGGACTAGTGCCATCAACAACCTTAATTCGCACATATACAGCAGCACCTACCTTAGGTGTACCCCATGCGCACACGGCCATAACTCCGCCGCGCTGCAAAATATCGCAAGGCTCTTCGGCACGGTAAAACCCAAAATTCTGATACTGATATAAAACAGCAGACTTTACTTTGCGCATCGCAATTCCGGCAAAGTCATCCGCTGTCTTAGTATCATCAAATTTTTGCACAGTACCGTCATCATTCTGAGCAACGGGCTCACCGAAATAGATATCCCCAGTCCCTGCTTTTACTGGCCTAGTACGGCTTATTTCATCACCGTGCCGACTGATTTGGCCGGGATAACCAAAATTCATTTTAGTCCCGATTACACTTCCTGGCATATTACTTATCCCCCTTATAATGCGGATTGCGTTTTCTGCAAGCTTCACCATATGCGCCCTTATCTTGTACCGGTTTATTGTCTTTGGTTTTCCGTTTTAACATTTGGGCGTAGGCGTTCCCTTGTCCGTCTTGCGTAGGCTTAACTACCATTGCATCTCTAAGCGCTTTTCCCATAGCATCGGCTACTATCCGGCGCTGCTCTGGCGGCAAGGTAGCAACAACAGGCTTTAGCGCCTTAACAAGACTTAGAATAGGCGCTTTGTCTGCCGTAGACGTTTTATCCGACTCCCCATCGGCAATAGTTTCAGCAGGAACAGTAACAGACTCCTCTTCGGTATCCTCGGTTACTGGCTTACTGAGCTCTTCTTCTAGTGATTCAAGCTCGTCTTTGGCTGGCTGGCTTATTTTGGCTTCTAAGGCATCAAGGCGGGACGTAAGGGCCTGCAATGCTTCCGCGCCACTGTCTGTTGTTTTCTCAGCACTTTGCGCTTCCACAGGCTTTTCGTCGCCATAGATGGCGTCGGCTGCTTGCTGCACCTCTTCTGGATCAGCGTCTTTAGCAAACACGCTCAGCATTTTTGCCAGAATACCTTTTTTTGTGGTCTCTTTTTTAATTGACATTCTTTCTTTTTCCTCCTTTGGTTGTTCGTCTTGAATAGCTACCATATTTCCTGCTCTGCCCTTGCTGACGACAGCCACATGATTGCCGACTATGCCTGTCTGTGTGTATGAGCCGTCGCCGTTCTCTGTATGTTTGCAATCATAACCACAAGATACTTCCCGCTTTCCGACTTCGATTTCGGCTATCAGATTGGCATCATAGATAATTAGGTCAGCAACAAGATAGTCGGCTTGTTCGCCACTGCCACGCCGGACATTACTTACATGTCCCTTGGTATAGGCGGCAAAGTTTGACGGGTCAACCTCGCCAGGCGGGTGGCCGTCGGTAACGGGTTTACCCTCGAAACTGGCGATAGCTGCGGAGGAAAAGACTTCGTTCTCGGTCCTTTCGACTCTCACCATGCCACTGTCTTCCGGCAGTCCCATTTCCCGAGGTAGATATTGTTGCCAGCCCGTCCGGGCAATCGGTACATTATGACATACTAAAAATCCCTCCGGCTCGGTCTTCGTCATGTTCGGGCTAAACCTAGTACCGTAATAAGCCCTCAATCAATTCACCCCCTTTCGGGCATAAAAATAACCGCCTTTAAGCGGCTATCCCTGATAATTTTATAAACTCTCTTTTACTTATCCGACTAATACTGCCTCCCCGGTAAATCCGCATTGGCCAGCTAAACATATCCAGACTAATAACCGGCTCAGCATAACAGCGGCAATTCGGGCAACAGCCTGCGTGATAGCGGCCTAATGTGCTTCGGTAGCGCTTTCCGCTCTTGCCGATAATAGGAAACAGAGCTTCCGGCGCTGGCGGGTCATTCCAATTAACTAATACCCCAGCCATGCCCCTATGGCTTTTCCTTGTCCTGCCATCTCCGCTAATGCCGCCAACGGCACGCCAGACATACCATTCAATACCGAACTGCCTAGCCCTGGATTCGACAAGCGCGGATTGCGTCTTGGACACCTCTGTTCTTCCTATCAGATCGGCATTTGCTTTTGTCTGCTCGGGGAACTTCTTCTTGATTTCTTCGGCTATATCGCTTGCCCGGCGGCCTTTCAATGTTTCTCGGGCAATGTATTGTGTGATATCATCGGCAATATTGTTAGGCAGTGTGCGGATAATACCTGCATTACGTTGGACTTGTTCAAGCAGCAGCCGGCCTGTTTTTCCTTGCAGCTCCCGCTGTATTGCCTGATAAACTTCTCGGCCTCTACTATTGGCAAATGCCGCTTGTCGCCACGTCTTGCCGCTGTCAGCACATAAGTGCGTAACCATCTGCATTGCCGCTGCTTCGGCGTAGGTTAGTAATTCTGGCGCTTTAGACATCTTTTGGAGCGTCTGCCGGATAGTATCAATATCGCCAGCATCGCCTATCCGCATAATGATCTGCTTAGCGATCTCCTGCAGAGCGTTCCTGAATAGCCGTTCTATGCGCAGCTTAGGCTCCCATAGGCTCTGCATTGTCATCACCATCCAGAGGCAAGTCTATACTTTCATTCATCCTCATAACTTCATCATTTGCATTGTCGATGTCATCATCAGTAATGTTTGACCACATGCCGGTAATCTCGGATTGCTCTCGAAGCTCTTTTAAGAGTATTTTTTCCGATATGCCACCAGCAATAAATACTTTCGTTATGCTGTCGGTATTCTTGCTGGCCAAGTCTGCTTGTTCATCGTCTTTTAACCGCCGCACTGGTCTGAATGCGTAGTCAAAGTCATCAGGGATTGCCCCAAACTCACTGACCATCATGACCGGCAAGATCTTATCATATGTTGGGCGCAGGTCAGACTCTTGTTTCTCCTCGATTGTGTCATAGTAGTTTTGCATGTCCGACTCACCTGTGGCATTCATGCCGGCAGGGCAGCGGCCAAACAGTTTAGTAACCGGCATTTC